GTCGATGACGAATAAGCAACGCCAAGGAAATTTTTACTTGTGATAGCTGTCTTAGTTACGTTATGAAGCTCCACCTGAACCAGTTGTTCGTTGTTGAAGTCGCCACAAAATTGGTTGACTTCAAAATAGTAGCCGAAGTTCGTAGAAACAATCTGATTGTTTACTGTTACGAAATCAATACCTTTTCTTACAGGTATCGCATTATTATTGAAAAACTCTGTACGATAACCCTGAACGTATCCAATACCCGGAGAAGAAACGACATTGAAATAGTTTATGTTAACATTGCCGTCATTCAGAGTCAAAACTTCTGAACTGAGCAAGAAAGGATTTACGACATAGCTACCGTTAGTTTCATACGTTCTTCTAGCCATCTCTTTACCAAGAGCAGCATACTGCGGGTCGTTTTTGATTGAAATAGGAAGACCATTTTTGAAATCACAAAGAGAGAAAAATGTAGTCGTATTTGCAATATCAGCCGAACTTCTAGTAACAAGAGTCGGTACCAGTTTCAAACGATGCGCGCCAGGAGCATCATAGTTCGGCGAACCAGCAGCATTGTCTAGAAGAGAAGTGTCGATCTCAGGTGTGATGATTTCTTCTACTGCATCAAAACCAACCGACACCGCGTCTGGTCGGCTATCGTATTTTGTAACAACAAGAGTTTGTGGCTCAACACGAATGAAGAAACCTTTCTTGAAGATCACACCTTCTGTAGTAGTAAACGCATAACCTTTACCAGTAGAATCGGAGACTGTAGCTACAACAACGTTACCAACATTAACACCAGAGTCGTTTTTGATCTGGATTATTTCAGAATTAGAGAATACTGATTGTTGATCGCCATTCGCATAGTTAGCCGAGTTAAGATACTTGACATAAAGAGTGTTCAGATCCGGGTCGTTTGATTCGTAACCACCAATTGAATTTACAATACGAGCCTGTAAATTTGCTGAATTGATTGCAATCTTACCAACGAAATCACTGATGTTCGAGATAGCGGAGTTGTTAGCGTAGTTGTCTTTGATCTTTACGTAGTTGTAAGAGTTGTCGAATGTAAACGCGCAACCTTCAACAACAGAACCTTCTTTGAAAATATGGCGACCGAACTTGTCAATCTGATCCTGCAGAATAGTCTGCATCTGATTGAGCTCACGCGCCTGAACAGCAGCTGCCGGACGATAAAGTACGCGATAGAAATTCTTCGTTACATTATAATCATCGAAGTAAGGCTTGTGGGAAAGGTCTGTATCTAGTGCCATTATGTCCTCTTAGAACTTTATTACCAGCTTAACTTCTTCAGAAGAAGTAGCCGAACGAGTAACTGGTGTGAAACTTTCTGTGTAAATCATTTTTCCCGAATCTCTAACCAAGTCTGGGTTTGTGATCAGTAAGTAATTATTGCAGGTAGCCGAAGCGCCCGATGTTTGGCCAATAATAGCATTTGAACCAGCCTGGAAGTTATTCACATCCGAAACATCGCTCAATACCATAACTGGATAAACGTTAGAAACAGTCGCCGTAGATCCCAGTCCATTATTTATAGTGTGACTGTCACCGAATAGCAGGCTCGAGCTTATAGCCGTCAATTTTAAGTAAGTTGAATTCGCAAAAGTGCAAATACCGTTTGCGTTGGTTGTTGTATCAGTTATAGTTTGACCAACCGCAAATGTGCCACTGATTATAGAAATTTTCAAATCTTTTTCGTTGTTTGTCGAAACGATTCTACCGCTCGCCAATGAAATATCTTGCTGAACGTATTCGTTATTAGAAAACGCTCCGGTATTGGCAGTAAGAGTAATTCTTGCAGTTTGGTTGAATTTGTGAGCAAAATTCGAAGAAACATCGACTGTACCATTAGAGGTGTAGATACTTGATACTGTTGCATAAGCATTTACGACACTATCGTAGATGGTACTACCTGTTTCGAACTGACCAACAACATTACTCATGAAGTAGACGGTGTTGTTTACTACCGAAGTGATTATACCAACAGATCCTGAATTAGACTGCGTGACGATTGCAGCCGAGTTACCAACAGGGAAGTAGATCGTATTAGCAAATCTCACATTTGCTGTTGAGTTTGAATAATAACCATACACAGTGTTAGAAACATTGAACGTACCTTTTACGCTCTTCAGCTGAAGGAACGATGAATTACCGTAAACTACAACACCAGCAGCGTTTGTCGTTGACTGCACTACAACCTCACCAGCCGTCCAGCCTCCACCCGAAGTGGAATAACTAGAAGCATTCAGAGTGAAATTGATTCTATCGAAATCAGTGAGAGTTATTTTTACATCTTTAAATTGTGGATTCTCAAGGATACCGACTTTTCTGTAAGTACCATAACCGGGAAACTTGTAACCCTCATTTGCGATTGTATCAAACTTAGCGTCAATTCCAACGTATCTTCCGCCAAGTTCTGTTACAGCATCATACCCGTGACCATATACAGGAGAGATGATCGCTTTCGCTGTAGCGCCAACACCGTATCCTGTATTAGAGCTTGTATTAGCATAAATCGCGATATTTGCTTGAGTGTATCCCGATCCTGGATTTATGATGTCGATACCAATAATATCATACTTAGAATTAGCTGCAGTATTGACAACAGCAATAGCAATCGCATTAGATCCATCTCCGATGACTTTTACGGTCGGTCCGATTAGATATTCGGTCTGATCATTCGGTAGAGTTATCTTAGCAACTAGGGTAGCATTACCACTTGATGAACTTGTTGGTGCAGTTTTGAAGTATACTGGATAACCTAGTTTGAACGTCCCAGTAGGATTGTTGATTGTAATGTTCGGGTTGCTTTGAACCGATACAATTTGAGATTTCTGTAAAGAAGATTCGCCGCTAACGTAGAACTGTGTTCCGCCACTATTAGCTTGCCAGGTTCCAGATACACTTGACAGAATAACAGTTGAAGAGTTTGAAAAGGCAATGATCGCATTCGCACCTTGGTTGATAAGGCTCGAATTGGTCATATTCACCTTTTCGCCTACAGAGAAGTAAACTCCCAATAGCGTAGAATTTGATATTGCAAGCTGAACCGATGTTAGGTTAGTATCTGATACGTAACCATTTGCCCCATAGATTACAATAGAAGCAGGCTCGGCAGCAACTGGCATCTTGTAATGTGAATTGGCAGAACTCACATTAGCGACCAAATAAGTTGCAGTCGAATTACCTGCTGCCGTTCCACCAGTTGAATTAGTGATAGCTATATTTGATACAGGGACATTTCCTAAAACAAAACCTGAACCGGCATTTGCTATTGTAAAGGTTAGACTTCCACCAGTTGAGTTTGTCGTGAACGTTACCGTAGCATTGGTTGATCCAACTATTGGTGATTTGATGGTTATAATATCGTTATTGTTATAACCACTTGCAGTCGCCCCGCTAAGGCTGATCGTGTTTACTGAACCAGTTGCGGCAAACGAAGTTTTGAAAGGTAAATCTGCAATCAGAACAGTCGTGTTTACGGTATTGGCGACCCTACGAATGTTGCTTGTTGTATTTGCTCCAATACGGATATATTCGCCGATGGTATAACCATTAGCGGAGTCATTCAGCTGAGTTCCGGAACCGCGAACAATCTGATTATCACAATACATCACAGCTGTGGCTGTTTGTCCTTGTAGAATATGACCTGACTCTGTCGCACCTTTTGTCAAAGAAATACGTGAACCAGTTGGCGAAGTTTTTAGAGCAACAACTGTCGTGTTGGCGAACTCAACATAGTAACTTACTCCAGGCGTAAGACCAATGTTCGCTGTATTACCAGTACTTCTAGTATACGTGATCAGATCATTCGCGACAAATGATGCCGCAGAAGAAGTTACATTAGCAACCAGATAAGTTACTGTTGAGTTACCTGCTGCTGTTCCACCAGTTGCGTTAGTGATAGCTATGTTTGATACTGGCACCGTTCCTACGTTGAAACCCGAACCAACGTTTGTGATCGTAAAGGTAAGACTTCCACCTGTCGAATTTGTTGTGAATGTAACCGTGGCGTTAGTCGCATTAGCTGTTGGAGTTTTTACAGTTATAATATCGTTATTAT